AATATTAAAAACCTCCATAATGTTATCTTTGCCTCACCGTCAAAATCACGAGTTAGAAATCTCCAAAGCATTGGACGTATTCTTAGAAAAGCAACTAACAAAGTGAAAGCAACTCTTTATGATATATCCGATGACTGCACTCACAACTCTAAAAAAAATTACACATTAAATCACTTTATTGAAAGAATCAAAATTTACAATGAAGAAAATTTCAATTATGAAATAGTAACCGTACAACTTAAAAAAGATGGGAATTGAAGACGACTTCTATGCAACAATAAAATTAAATTCTGGGGAAGAAGTATTCGCAAAAGTTGCGGCCTCGGAAGAAGAAGATAGAACCATGCTTATTCTTCACACTCCCGTTACTGTAAGTGAAATAAAAAATAAAGGTGGTCTAGTAGGATATAAAGTAGAACCTTGGTTAAAGACTACTAAAGATGATATGTTTATTATTAATATGGATAATGTTATGACTTTATCTGAATCATCAGATATGGAAATGATAATGATGTATCAACATTATCTTAGAGATGCTCATAGAACCGAACATGAACATAAACTTAATAGAAGAATGGGTTATATATCTAACGTAAAAGATGCTAAAGAGAATTTAGAGAAGATGTTTAAACTCAATAATCCTAAAGATACTTAATATATTCCCTTCAACCCTAACAGAGTTATTGTAACGTTATTTCAATACCTTGTCAACTATCTTTAGAAGTGTTATAATATCTACATAATAGTGATAAAGACTTATGGCAATAATTAGACCTATGGCTAAGAGAAAAAGATCTGAACATTATGTGAATAACAAGGAGTTTCTTGCTGCTTTAATTAGATACCAAGAAGACATTGAGATTGCCAGAATACAAGATAAAACTAAACCAGTTATACCAAGGTATATTGGTGAGTGTTTTTTAAAGATTGCTAATCATCTATCATTCAAACCAAACTTTGTTAACTATATGTTCAAGGAGGACATGATCTCTGATGGGATAGAGAACTGTGTTCAATACATACACAACTTTAATCCAGAGAAATCTAAAAATCCTTTTGCTTACTTTACTCAGATCATACATTATGCATTTCTCCGTAGGATACAAAGAGAGAAACGCCAATTAGAAATTAAGAATAAGATTATTGAGAAGTCTGGTTATCAAGAAGTATTTGATGATAACAATCAGATTGACGGATCTAATTATTCGGACTATAATTCAATTAAAGATGCTGTTCACTCAAAATTGCGTAATTAATGAAAGTTGCAATCATAACTGATCAGCACTTCGGAGCAAGAAAAAACTCAAAACTTTTTCACGATTACTTTCTGAAGTTTTATAATGATACTTTCTTTCCTACTTTAGAAAAGGAAGGTATCACTACGGTTATTGATATGGGTGATACCTTTGATAATCGCACAGGAATTAATTTCAATGCATTGGCATGGGCAAAAGATAATTATTTTGATCGTTTAAAAGAGATGGGCATTACTGTCCATACCATTGTTGGTAATCATACAGCATATTATAAGAATACAAATGATATAAATGCAGTTGATTTATTGTTGAGAGAATATAATAACGTAAAGGTATATGCAGAAACAGAAGAAGTAAAGATAGGAGATGCTAAAGTTCTTTTTGTTCCTTGGATTAATAATGAGAATGAAAAGGAAACATTCAAGAGAGTTGAAAAATCTAATTGTAAGGTAGTGATGGGTCATTTAGAATTAAATGGTTTCCAAGCTACTGCTGGACATGTGATGGAGCATGGAATGGCAACTACTCCATTTGATAAATTTGATAAAGTATATTCTGGACATTATCATTGCAGATCGATAAGAGAACCTGTTCACTATTTGGGCAATCCTTATGAGATGTTTTGGGGTGATGTAAATGATACTGAAAGGGGATTCCATTTATGGGATACAGAGACTTTTGAACATACTCCTGTAAACAATCCACATAGACTTCATCATATCATTTATTATGAGGATACTAATTACCAGACATTTGATAGTAGATCCTATGAAGATAAGATTGTAAAAATTATTGTTCGTAAGAAATCTGATATTGGTCAGTTTGAAAGATTTGTTGATAAGTTATATTCATCCAATGTAGCAGAACTCAAAGTAGTAGAAAACTTTGCTATTCAGGAGGCAGCAGATTTTGAAGCATTTGAATCTGAAGATACTATCTCAGTGTTGGATAGGTATATTGATGAGGCCGAAATAGATCTTGACAAATCTAGAATACATAAAATTATACAAGAAATATACCAAGAGGCTTGTGAGCAAGTATAATGTATATAATAACCGTAGAGGGAAAAGAAAATGAAGGTGCTTATTCTGTACCCGATGATGATGGGGAACACATCCTTTATCTGTTTGAAGATGAAGATGATGCTCTTCGGTATGCTATGATGTTAGAAGATGAGGGAAGTCCCGAAATGCATGTAATTGAAGTTGAAGATGAGATCATGATGAAAACGTGTCAAATGCATGATTATCGTTATGCAGTCATCACACAAAATGACATTGTAATACCCCCTGCTACTGAACATGATTATATTTGAAAATATTCGTTGGAAAAACTTCTTAAGCACTGGCAATCAATTCATTGAAGTAAATTTCCAAACGGATAGTGAATCTAGATTTGCAAAAAATTCTACAACACTAGTAGTAGGAACTAATGGTGCTGGAAAGAGTACTATATTAGATGCATTGACTTTTAGTTTATTCAATAAACCATTCCGTAAAATTAGTAAAGGTCAGTTAGTTAATACAGTTAATGAAAAGGATTGTAGAGTTGAGGTGGAGTTTTCTATAGGACCAACTCAATGGAAAGTTATAAGAGCAATCAAACCAAATATATTTGAGATATGGAGGGATGGAAATTTATTAGATCAATCTGCTTCTGCAAATGATCAACAGAAGTGGTTGGAGCAGAATGTTCTTAAGATGAACTATAAGTCATTTACTCAGATTGTTATTTTGGGTAGTAGTGCTTTTGTTCCATTCATGCAATTAACTGCATCTAATAGAAGAGAAGTGATTGAGGATCTTTTGGATATTAAGATTTTCTCTTCCATGAATAATTTAATTAAAGATAAGATTAGATTGATTAGAGAAGAAATAAAAACATTTGAACTTAAGAAAGAATCTCTAAATGATAAAGTGGAGATGCAAGAGAATTTTATAGAAGAATTGGAACAACAAGGTAAGGGAAGAATAGATGATAATAAAGTAAAAATTACTACTTTACTTGAGGAATCAAATAATTATGTTTTAGTAAATAATGAATTGGAAAATGAAGCTTCTGATCTTACAAAACAACAAGAAGTGTTAACAGGAGCTACAATAAAGTTACGTGAGTTAGGAAACCTTAAAGGAAAAATATCCAATAAGGTATCTAACATTACCAAAGAGCATAAGTTCTTCACAGAACATACTGTTTGCCCTACTTGTGAACAGGACATAGCGGAGGACTTTAGAATAAATAAAATTGACGATGCTCAAAATAAAGCAAAGGAGTTGCAATCTGGTTATAAAGAACTAGAACAGGCAATTAAAGAGGAAGAAGAGAGAGAGCATCAATTCACTATCATATCAAAGGAGGTTACTTCACTAACACATGGCATTTCTAAAAACAATACTAGCATTTCTGGATGTCAACGACAGATCAGGGATCTTGAATCGGAAATTCAAAAACTTACCGAACAACTTGCAGATAGAAATACTGAACATGAGAAGTTAACTAATTTTAAGGACAAATTAAAAACTACATACGAAGAATTATCCACTCGGAAGGATACTATAAGTTATTATGATTTTGCTTATAGTTTACTTAGAGACGGTGGAGTGAAGACCAAAATCATTAAGAAGTATCTACCTCTGATAAATCAGCAAGTCAATAGATATCTTCAAAAGATGGACTTCTACATCAACTTCACACTTGATGAAGAGTTCAATGAAACTGTACAGTCTCCAATCCATGAAGATTTTTCTTACGCTTCTTTTAGTGAAGGAGAGAAGATGAGAATTGACCTAGCACTCCTGTTTACTTGGAGAGAGGTTGCTCGAATGAAGAACTCTGTCAATACCAATCTCCTTATAATGGATGAGGTGTTTGATAGTTCACTTGATGGTATGGGAACAGATGAGTTCTTAAAAATTATCCGATACGTTATTAAGGATACTAATATTTTTGTCATATCTCATAAACCAGATATGCATGATAAGTTTGAAAGTATGTTAAAATTTGAAAAGATCAAAGGATTCTCGCATTTGGCAAAATGAAAACTCCAAATTGGATCCATCATTCAAAGAAGGATCCCAAACGAAAACTTAAACCACAGGCATTACGTCAGGCAAAAGCAAGACGACAAGCACTCAAGAGGAAACTCCTCAAGGGTGCTTTTTTAGTACTAGGTATAAGTGCGTAGGCATAAATTTTTGTTAAAGTAAATTCCTTTTGTGTTGATCTTCTGACTAAATAATAGTAGAATTGGAGAACAAGATGTAACCAAACCTTTCTTGGTTATGGAGTTCAAATTAACAAA